AAACCGCCGATAATGCATAATGTCCTCTCCTCCGCGTTTTGATCATGGATCAAAAGTGTAGGTCGTCTGATGGTCAATTTGCCTAGAGGGCGAGTCAGCGGTGCAGCGGCGGCAGAAAGACCGGGTTTTCCAGGCTAAGCCGCGGGCAGGGCCTCCAGGCTGGCGGTCAGCCCGGCCAGCGCGTGCGCGGCGGCGGCCTGGCGCAGCAGCCCAACCAACAGGATCGGCGCCGTTAGCACGCGCAGTAGCCGATCGATCGTCATTTTCGATACCCTTCCATTAAACAGCCCCGCCTGGGTTCAACATGGATCGCCGGCCAGGCTTACCCGAATCAGAAGCTGTGCTGCAGAGAGCCGGCCAACCGGCTGCGATACAGCATACGAATCTATTTATAAACAGTGCAAATTTGATTGATCCAAATGGATTTGGACAATCGCCGGCGGCGACGGCCAGGTGTGGATCAGGTGACGAGACTGCGACGCATCATTGACACAACCAACACAATAAATGCAGTTTGAAACCGCTCAGGCAGGCAGGCTCGATCGACCCTCCGGCTGAGAAGTCCGTGTTTTATTATAACGTCTTTTGGCAAAGGGACATTAAAATGGGGCCTTTAGGCACGGGGCTGTCCAAAAAGTGCCTTTGGATAGCCCCGAACCAGTAAATATAGATTTATTGTTGTTGTAAAACGGCATATATGCCGTTTTACAACAACAATAAAAGACTTTTCAGACAGCCCCAAACCAGCGAGCCTTAAAATGGGGTGCGCACCAGAAATTGAAACACCCCCTGCCCGCCTGCTTCCCTGATCATCGTGTACAATTATAAAGAAGAAGGTAACAACCTCCGACCTACAGACCAGGTAGAGACTATGCGATCAAGACCCGGCCCCTCTTTTTCGCTCGAACCCAACCAGATCCTGCTGCTGCTGATCACCGCCGCCCTGATTGCGCTGTTCATCGTCCGCGGCAGGCAGTCTGTCCGCCCGGTTGACCAGGCCCCGGGCAACAGCCAGGCCATCCGGGTGGAAGCAGCCGCGCGCGCCGCGCAGCCGGCCCAAAACAACGCCCTCAGAAAGCCAGGATTATTCTTTCAAGCCGGCGCGACTCTGGTGGGTTTTTCAAGCGGGTCGATGAGCCTGACCAATAATGACCAGATGCTGCTGATCAGCTTTGTCGACGCCGAACCGGTCCAGCCAGAAGTCATTAGCAGCACGCCTGGGACGGACGAGGACGACATCGCCGCCGAACTGGGCCTGGTGCGCTACACCAACCTGTGGCCGAGCATCACGCTGATCTGTGAAAGCGGGGTCGGTGGAGAGCCACGGATCAGGTTAACCCTGGCGCCAGGGGCCAACCCCGACCGCATCCGGCTACAGCACAATGCTCACGTAGCGATTGAACCGGACGGGATGCTCAGCCTGTCCCTGCCGGGCGGCGTGCTGTTCGAATCGGCGCCCCTGGCCTGGCAGGACTATGACGGGCACCGGACCTTCATCGAGGCCGCGTATGTGGTCGAAGAAACGCGGGTGGGCCAGGTGATCGGGCTGAAGCTGAGCAATTACGACCCGCGCTACCCGCTGCAGATCGGGCCCATTTTTATCCTGATCAGGCGCTAAATGGTCTTCTCGCTTGATCAGGAGGATGACAAAACAAAACCCACCTACTTAGCGAGAGAACCACTAAACGCGCGTCTGCGCGCGGGGCGCGATCGGCCAGGTCCGGCTGGGCCGGGCCTCTTTTCCATTTAAGCTAAGACCGGGAAAACCAGATTGCCTTAATTGACAGGGTGCGATTGCCGCCCTGGTGGTGCTACACTGCCTCAAAATCGAGTGTCACGGCAGGTTGCGGACCAGTGAGGAGGTGGGTGATTTGGAAGATATACCGGTACGGGCGGCGGAGGCGGTAGAACAGCCGGCGGCGGTAGAACAGCCGGCGGCGGTAGAACAGCCGGCGGCGGTAGAACAGCCGGCGGCGGAAGCGCACCATTCGCAGTTGAGCATGAGCGGGGGCGTGGATGGGGCGGGGCAGTTTGAGGTGTTGGTGATCACGGCCGGGATAGGCAACGGTTGGGAGTTTGGGGCGGAGGCGCTGCGCGAAAGCCTGGGGCTGTGGGAAGGGGCGGAATGCTTTGTAGACCACGCCTGGCAGGGGCATTCGGTGCGGGACCTGGCCGGGCTGCTGAGCGGGCCGGAATGGGACGCGGAGCGGGAAGGCATCCGCTGCCGGCTGAAAGCGGTGGGGCCAAGCGGCCGGCTGCTGGAAGAACTGGGCCGGCAGATGGTGCAAGAAGGCGGCGGGAAGCCGCGCGTGGGTTTTAGCGCGGACGTTTTGTTTACCTCGCAAGGGCGCAGGGTTGAGAAGATCCTCAGGGTTTTGAGCGTGGACCTGGTCTATAACCCGGCGCGGGGCGGGGCATTTTTGAGGGCGTTGAATGCGCAATTGGATTACCAAGGAGTAACGGGAATGAACGAAAGCGAAGAAAGACAGGCCGGCGGTAATACAGCCGGCGGCGGCGGTAATACAGCCGGCGGCGGCGGTAATACAGCCGGCGGCGGCGGTAATACAGCCGGCGGCGGCGGTAATACAGCCGGCGGGGCGGCAGCTGCTCAGCTGCAGAACGACGCAGAGCAGATCAGGACCTTTTTAGACGTGCAGGCGGAGCAAGAGCGGCTGCGCGAAGAAGCCGAAGCGGCCCGAGCAGTGCGGGCGCAGATGTGCGGCTACCTGCTGGAAAGCGGGCTGACGGCGGCCAGGCTGCCGGGGCCGGTGGCGGAGCGGATCAGGAAGCAGTTTGCGGGCAAAGTCTTCGAGCCGGGCGAACTGACGGCGGCGATTGAAGACGGGCGGCGGCTGGCCAGCGAACTGACGGCCGGCGCAGTAGCGACCGGGCCGGGGCGGATCGGCGGGATGTGGTCGAGCGAGGAACGGCTGCAGCTGGCGGTGGAAGACATGTTCGGACTGCCGCGCGCAGCGGGGCAGGAAAACGCCCGCGTAGAACGCCTGGGCGGGATTAGAGAGCTGTACTTGATGCTGACGGGCGACTATGACCTGCACGGCGGATACTACGGCGAACGGGCGCATCTGGCCACCACGGCCGACTTCACCGGGCTGGTCAAGAACGCCATGAACAAGGCGGTAGCAAACCAGTGGCAGCTGCTGGGGCGGGCCGGGTACGACTGGTGGGAAGACATCGTGACGGTGGAACACTGCACGACGCTGAACGACATCACCGGCATATTGGTGGGGACGGTGGGCGACCTGCCGAGCGTGGACGAAGGCGGCGAGTACACCGAACTGAAGATCGGCGACAGCCCGGAAAGCGGTTCTTTCACCAAGTACGGCGGATACATTCCGCTGACCCTGGAGCTGATCGACCGCGACGAAACGCGCAAGCTGCGGGAGTACCCCAAGCAGCTGGCGAACGCGGGGCTGCGGAAGATTTCGAGCCTGGTGGCGGGGATCTTCACGGCGGCCAACGGGATCGGGCCGACGATGGCCGACGCCGGAGCGCTGTTTAACAACACGGCCGTCACCACGGCGGGGGGGCACGCCAACCTGCGCACGACGGCGCTGGGCGCGGCCGAATGGGAAGCAGTCAGCGCGGCCGTTTACGGGCAGCCGATGCTGGTGAAAAACGAAGCGGGCAGCATTGGGGTCGGGCCGGCGATGGCGATCAACCCGCGCTACTGCCTGGTTCCGCGGGCGCTGGAGCTGGCCGCCAAAAAGGTCCTGTACCCGACGCTGGAAAACGCGGCCAATATTTACAGCGAGAACCTGCAGCGCGGCGCGCCTGGGGACGTGAAGACAGTGCCCGAGTGGAGCGACGCGACGGACTGGGCGGCCGTGTGCGACCCGAGGGTGGCGCCGGGGATTGTGGTGGGCGAGCGGTTCGGGCTGCAGCCGGAGATTTTCATCGCGGGCGGCGAGCTAAGCCCGGCGGTGTTTACAAATGACGAACACCGGATGAAGGTGCGGCACTTCCTGAGCGTGTTTGTGGTGGATTACCGGCCGCTGCATAAGAGCAATGTGGCCGGCTGACAACAGATTACTACCACGGATTACACGGATTTGGGGCGGGGTGCTGGCCGGTCCAGCACCTCGCCGGCGGGGAGGCAGGGCGATGGGAATACGGTCGGCGGTTAGGGCGTTGTTTGGGCGGGGCGATAGTACGAGCCGGGGCGATAGTACGAGCCGGGGCGATAGTACGAGCCGGGGCGATAGTACGAGCCGGGGCGGCGGCAGGGCAAAGCGGGCGCGGCTGGCGGGTGAAACAGAACAGACGTTCACAGTTGGAGCGCGGCTGTGGGAACAGAGCGACCGGGACCGGGTGGATTATGACCGGGAGGAGCTGCTGCGGCTGAGCCTGGAAGCGTGGCGGGTGAACCCGCTGGCCAGGCGGATTGTGGGGCTGACGACGCAGTACGTAGTGGGCGGCGGGCTGCTGGTGCGCAGCGAGCACGCCGGCGCGCACGCGTTTTTGGACGCGTGGTGGAACCACCGGTTGAACCTGCTGACGACGCGGATTTACGAATGGTGCGACGAGCTTACCCGGGCAGGGGAACTCTTTTTGCTCGTAAGCACCGACGCGGGCGGGATGAGCTACGTAAGAGCGGTCCCGGCGGCGGACATTGAACAGATCGAAACAGCCGCGAACGACGTTCAGCAGGAGATCAGCTACCGGCAAAGGCCGGCCGGGCCTGGGGAAGACGGGCGGGTCTGGCCGGCCTACGACGAAGACGCGGACGGGATGGGGGAAGATGGGAGCTGGCCGGCGGTGATGCTGCACTACGCGATCAACCGGCCGGTGGGGGCGGTGCACGGCGAGAGCGACCTGGCGCCCCTGCTGCGGTGGTTGAGCCGCTACGCGGCCTGGCTGGAAGACCGGGCCAGGCTGAACCGCTACCGGAACAGCTTTATGTTTGTGGTCAAGGCGTCGTTCCAGAGCGAAGAAGAACGGGCGGCGCGGCAAGCGACGCTGAGCGGAGCGGCCCCCCCACCGGGGTCGATATTAGTGACGGACGAAAGCGAGAGCTGGGAAGTACTGGCGCCGAAGCTGGAAAGCCAGGACGCCGGCGAAGATGGCCTGGCGCTAAAGAAGATGATCGCGGCCGGGAGCGGGCTGCCGCTGCACTTTTTGAGCGAGCCGGAAGGCAGCACGCGCAGCACGGCGGAGAGCGCCGGCGGGCCGACCTACCGGCACTTTGAGCAGCGGCAGGAGTTCTTCACGTGGTTGGTGAGCGACCTGGCGCGGGTGGTAGTGCGGCGGCGGGCGAGGATCGACCGCAAAGTAGACGGCGAAGCGCGGATCCACGTCAGCGGGGCGGACCTGAGCGCAAGGGATAACGCGGCGCTGGCGGTGGCGATGAGCACGGCGGTGGGAGCGCTGGCGCAGCTGCGCGACCGGCAAGTGATTGACGACGCGGAGCTGCTGCGGATGGTGTACCGGTTTGGGGGGGAGGTAGCGGACACCGAGAACCTGATCGCCCGGGGGCGCAAGGAAGGGGCGCCGATCAACGCGGCGCAGTGGGGCGGCGTAGCCGGCCCGCGGGCCGAAGGCAAGCCGGCCGGGGTGAAGGTGAACGAGGCCGGGGACGACGTGAAGGGCGTGCAGGGGGTGGAATAGCTGACAACGGATTTTTAACACGGATTACACGGATTTGGACCGGTGATTAGATGGATTTGATTCAGATCAGGCAGGGTGATACGGTGGTGGTGCTGCAAGGGGCCGGGATGGGTGTTCCCTATAAGGGCGCGGCTTTGCTGCCCGAGAACGGGGAGGGGGCGACCATTGTGGAGGGGTTGGTCGTCAGCCTGGCGGGTGCGGCCGGCGCGATTGAAGGAGCGGTGACGACTCTGCAGCGGCTGCTGAACGAAGCGGAGCGCACGGCCGGGCAGGCCGGGGCGGCGTGGGTGTATTTG